AGCAGCCATGCCACTGCAACATAGTCCAAACCCAGCACACCACTCATCGTGGTGCGCCACTGCGTCTGGCATCGCAGGAACATCTCCAGTGCTAACCAGTTTTCCTCCCACACTTCAAAGTCAGTTGGCGGTTGTTCTGGCAGTGCCAAACCAAACACTGCCGCATCAGCTTGCGTCTCATCCTTGACGCCACCGCCGGCCCAATGCTCGGCGGCGTCTATCAGTTTTTTCTCTTGGCTCCCTTGATGCTGTCCATATAAGCCTTGAGCACCGCTACCGCAAGGAATGGCACTTCAAGAAGTTGATGCAGTGCCTTCTGGCTGAAGGGGATCTCCTTGCCATCATCGCCAGTCACGCCTGACCAACCGACCAGCAGATCGGCTGCCATCTCAGTGATCCGCTCAAGGTCGCCCAGATCCTCCAGCTTTTGCAGCTCAGCCACCATTGGGCCGATCTTGCTCTGTGGATGGCGCTTGAACTCACCGTCCAATGTTTGCCGTTCATGGCGGCCACCATCGACGGGAATGTCAAAGGTGATCGGCCAGACGTAGGTGTCGGACTGCTTAAGAACAAACGCCATGCAAGGTGCTCAGTGGTTTAGGTGAAGACTAGGCTGACCTCGTTATTGCCAGCGCTAGTCGGCACTGCAATATAAGGGATGTTGAGCATTTGAATGCCGTCTTGGTCAGCGTAGGTTGGACCGCCTAGATCCGCTTGAGCTGCTGTAAAGGTCAAAATGTTGCCAGCGGTCTGACCATGCTGGAACGTTAAGTTGCCAGTGGCAGTAGCGATCGCCGCTGCAAAGTAATCCTTTGAAGCAAGCAAGGGCGCCTCAATCATGACCGTGCCATTGGGCGCGCGGTTGGTCAGCAAAACTTCTTTGGCGCAACCTACCAATTCACGGTAGACAATTTCATTGGCAATATCAAAGCTAAAGGACTGCAGGCAACCGGCATAGCTAAACAACTGGAAGCCACTTGTATTGGTTTCTTTGAAGATAACAGGAGTGGCTTGGTTGGTGTAGGTCGGCGTTAACTGTGCTGTGTCAGTAGGCGCGTTATAGATGCCGGTAAACGTGAAGGAGATTGTTGGAATCTGACTAACTTCACCGGAAAGCGTAAACGTGCCACGGGCGCCGGTGACCTTGTGAAGAATACCATCAACGTTCATGTAGATGGTCACACTTGAAAACGATGCGCTAACAGGCGCATACGTCACGGAGGTGGTCGCCACAATCGTCTCAGACAGGCCGCAGGACTTCAGCAGTGGGCCATAGGCTGGTGGGGTGCCAGCGGTGCCAGAGCCGGCCATCTCGACCTCGAAGGTCATGCTCACCCGTGTTTCAGCCAGCAGTTGATCTGATGCACCAAGATATGGGCGCACTAGATCGCGGCTGACTGTTTCCGCTTCAAGGGGAGTGATTTCAAGATTGCGCACCAAGAAAGCATTGGAGCCAGTAGGCGTTGGATCGGTTCCGTAAGTGGATTCAATCTTCGCCACAATCAGGCGTTTGCGAGTCAGGAGTGGCATTGGTCAGAACCTCAGTGCTGGTTACAGGGGATGGCTCGGTGCGAGAGCCTGGAAGGAGCTTGCGCTTACCGGTTTTGTCATTGACCAGATAGGTGCCCCCCTGGCCGTAGTACTCGTCCATTATCGTAGCTACTGGTTACGCCTCCAAGTTAGCAACGGCAGTGCGATAGCGCACCAAGTAATCCATTGAAATTACGCCAGCAGGTTGATCTGCTTCTTGCAGGTCAAAGGTCACGCTTATTGGCTGCACGTCAATGGCATAGCCACCCAGGCTTAGGTCCGCCATTATTTTGGCATGAGCGCTTTGAACAATTGGATCAGCTACCTGATCCGGGATGTCGCCACGAACAATAATTGCAACCCGCACGGTCAGGCTCCAGTCCAGCGTTGGCAATGCAGTGTTCTGTTCAGCTGAATCGCTGATTGGTTCAACCACGATCGCCGGGCTTTCACCGCGACTAAACGGTTCCACTCGACTGCGATAGATGCGAGTACCTACTCCAGTGGTGCCTGTCAGCGCGGTGCGGATTGCGGTAAGGATGGTTTCGCGCTTGGTGGTCATGGCTTAAGCAGATGCGACTTGGACAACGGTGCAGATGATGCCGGGGATGCTGGGGTGGGCGAAGGGACTTGTTTGGGCTACCTCAGCATGGATGTAGGCCGTGACGTTGCCGGTTGCCCACATCAACTCGAGGTAGTCGTTGGTCGTCAACCCCAACACGAAATTGATGGTGCCGATCACGTTACCATCAAGGATGCCATGCTTTGCAGTAATGCTGAACCGGCTGTCGCTGGCCGGCACGTCAACACCGTTCTTGCGCAACCAAACGTTGATGTCGTGAATCGAGCTGTCAGTGTTGCTGAACTGAATTGAAAACGTAATGCTGTAAATGCCGGGATGATCAAAAGTAATCCGCTCATTTGAAATGATCTTGGTGCCACGGCTTACCGTGTCAACTTGCCGCAACTTGATTGCATAGGCCGTATTGGCGAGCGCCGCCACCTGCGACGTTTCATCCCAAAACGAACCCCAGTAGCCAGGGTTGCCGAAGTAGGGCAAGCCAGACCATGTAGTTCGACCATCCCCGATCTTTAGGTTCTCAGTGTCGCTTTCAAGGCCAGGCTCACCAGCCAACACCACTGGGTTGACTGTCGCCCATTGGCTGCGTGTGTTGACCTTAAAAGGACCGCTCATGTTTTCTGTAGTGCGATTTGAACAAATCTGCCGTCATCTAGCAGCATTGCCTCGCGCACGGTATATGCCACAGCATCAACCGTAATTGCATCGTTGCGGATCAGTGCGCCGAAGTCAGAAGCCTTGGCGATCAGTGTGTAGTCAGTGGTGAGCACCATGCCATCGCTGATCACTTGACCTGGCATGTCAAGGATGCCCAAAGCAGTAACGGCGCCAGCTGTACAGCTGACGCCGAAGTCTGCAAGGAAGATGCTTAGGTCTTCCGTAAACGCCATCAGCTGTACTTCTTGGAACCCAATCCGACAATTGCTACAGCGCCGGCACCAGTGCCGCCTGCAACCGTGACCACTGCCTTGACAAACCGCTTCATGTCGTCAGAGTTGACCGAGATCTTCTGAACGGATGCGGTGTTGGCGGTTGTGATTGTGAACGCGCCGCCGGTCACATCGGTGTAGGTCCCACCTGATGTGTCAGAAGCAGTCAGCTTGCCGAGGTAGGTGATGCTGGCGCCGCCTGCTTCGGCGCAAAGGATCACAGCGATGTCGCCTTCATAATCCACCAGGTCGATGGCGGTGCTGGCGGTGACAGTAGCTGTCACCACATCATTGGGCAGGAAGTTGAGGACCTCAGTTTTGGTCCCAAGATTGAGAATGGTCATGGCTTGGCCCTCCGTCGGGGGGATTGTGGTTTTGGTGCAGGCTCAGGCTGAATTGCCTGAACAATAGTGGCCGCCACGTTGGCAACCTTGATCGCCTTACCAATGCCGATCAAAAGCCTGGCGTCAGAAGAGGAGGCCTCGATGACCTCCCCAATCCGAACTACCTGGCCCGCCAGCATTGTTTGCCGTAGGACCTTGATCAACATGATCAGAGGGTGTTGTTGCCGCGGGTGAAGGATTCAGGATGGCGAACAGCGATGTCCACATCCTGCATAGCTACAACCCGGATAGTGCCAGAGGTGCTATGGGTGTAGGGGTCCACCATCAAATCCAAGCCGGAGAAGTAACCGATGATCAGATCGGCAAAGTTACCGAACCACAGATCATTAGCTGCTACCTGGTTGGATAGCACGCCGGGGTAACCGTTGACTTCGCCGTTTTCCATGATGAAGATGCCGGAGCCGGCGTCCTTCTTCGTGGTCTTCAGGTTGCCGCGCATAGCAGCGTTCATCAGATAGACAGGGCTGCCCATCAATGCGTTGGCGGTTGCCACGTCGCTTTCAAGCGCCACTACCTCGGCAAAGGTAGGAGCATCAGCATCGAAGTTTTCGGTGCCGACGCCGGTGGTCAGCTTGAGGCCTAAGGGCTCACTGTTGCTACCGGTGCCGTAAAGACCAGACAGATCGATCTTGAGTGCAAGAACGGTGGCCAGGTCAGTGCGGATCATGTTCTCCACGTCGATGCTCGACTGGAGCATCAGGCGGCGGCTGTAGTCAGTGAAAGCAGCAACCGTTTTAGGGGTTAGGCTTACCTGATCAACAGTTTGCTGGCTCTCGGTAGGAGCACCAGATTCAGCCACCCAGTAGGCGGTGCCAGCGCCGGATTGGCGGGGGATGGCGACGTTGCCGGTTAGGCCGGTTAGCACGGTGGCGCCAGCTTGATCCAGTGCCGATGCATTGCGCAGCAGATCGATGAAGCTGCCAGCATCAAGCTCAGTAGCGACTAGGTTGCCACCAGCTGAAGCAGTGCCAACGTTCAAGTCACGGCGCAGCACATCCTGAGGAATGGTGATGCCACGCGATTGACGGCCCAGCTTTGCAGCTGCAGCGTCAGATGCTTCGATCTCAAAAGCAGCAGCTTCACGGGCTGAGCGATCGGTCGGGTTGGCTAGATAGTTAATGGCACGCAGGAAGGAGAACTTACGGCTCTCCTGTGCGGTAAGGCCGATTTCAGCGGCGCTCATGTTGACAGTCTCCTGGGGTACGTTGAGTTTATCTAGAACAGCGGCGCGGGCCTCGTCGATTGAACGACCAGACTCCACCAACTGACGACCGAGATCGGTCATTTGATGCGTGCTGCAGAGTGCAGAGATTTCAGCGATGCGGGTGCGCTCAGCCTCAACGGCTTCGGCCCGCACCACAGCCAGATCGGGGGCGGTGTTTTCCATGAGAGGAATGGGATCGTGGGATGGTGCTGCCGAAGCAGCAGGTTTGTCAGTCTTAAAAGATCGGCCAATCCCAACACCGGGATCAGCCGGTACTGAAACAACACTGATCTCATAAGGTGACCAGGCAGTAGCAACAAAGTCACCACTGCCGCGCTCTTCCATTTTGTCAATGGAATAGCCAAAGGAGACGTTTCGGAGAACGCCATCCTTCACATCGCTCAAGATTTCCTGAGCGAAAGCATTGCGGCTAAAGCGCACGCGGGCATAACCGCGGCGCTTATTGCCGTCAATATATGCCTTCTCAACCACACCGATCACTCGGTCGGGGTTGTGATTAAAGAGCAACGGCGCGCCATCGTTGAGGCGGCTAAGATCTGCAGCCTTCATCTCATGGCTCAGGATCTCGTTGCCGAAATACCTAGAGACAGGAAACTCAGAACTGAATGGGAACTCATACGTCCGATCCTCTACCTCGTCAAAGGTGGTCAGCTCGGCGCGCTTGTAGTTGCCTTCCATCGACCGCAGGGTGGCAATTTTTGTCAGTGTAGAAAACTTGTGACCAACCAGCGTTTCGGTTGCCTCATAGCCCTCATCACCTTCGCTATAGATGCGAATCAATGCAGCAGGGTCATCAGCTGTTCCTTCAATGCTGAACTCCGTGTTAGGTACGTTGACAGTGCCATCACGTTCAATCGTTTCAATTTTGCCGCGTGCAGTGCCACCACTGGAATCCCAGCTCACAAAGTCGCCGTTGCTTAGCGCGTCAGGAGCAGCGCGATTTTCCAAATCCATAATGCTTCTGTTTTCTTCTGCCTTGATTGTATCTGCTTTTGCGTTAGCCCAGCTCTGTCCTGCATCACCCCCCCATGCTGCCCATGCAACGCGGCCTGGTGATGGATAGCCGTCTTCGTCTTGCGTAAAGCCTTCGCCTTGCTTGTCCACTTCATGTCGAGCAAACCAAGCCGCCATCGTGATCACGGTGTCAGCGCTCAGCTCATCACCTGACAAGATTTGCCCAGCCCTGCGTGCGGCCACCTCAGTGCCGCCAGCTTTGCCGTCTGCTTTCCATGCGCGGTAACGCTGCGCTTCTTCACGCATCCCTTCCGTTGGCATCAAGTCAATCGGCATATTCAGATTCCTCTTCGCTCTCGGCCTCGCCTACCACTGGTGATTCGGTGTCGCCAAACGTATCAATGGTTCCGGTTGGTCGCGCCTGCACCAAGCCAGCTTCGCTCACTTCGCTCGGGTCTGTATCCGTCACGATGTTCAACTCATCAAGCATTGCAAGCTCCGCCTGTCGAGCAATCAGTACCGCATCAAGATCACCGCCTTGCTCAGCGATTACTTGACCTAATGTCTTGAAGCCACACCGCACCGCAGTTTTGTAAGCGTCAACTTCGCGCTGCGGGTCCACCCACTCCCAACTCCGTGGCACCCACTTGCTCGCGCGATAGCGGTCAGGGTTGGTTTCATAGCCCGGCAACCCAAGCACACCGCTTAGCACCGCCATCTCCAGCCACTTGTCAAATACCTGCTGGTGGAAGTTTTCCACCATGTACCGCTGAAGCACGCGATAGGTGTCACGCTCCTCAAGCAAGCTCAGCCGGCTGCTGCTGTAGTTGCTCTCTGAGAAGTTCTTGCTGATGCTTTCAAAGCTCACGCCAACGCCAGCCGCTACAGCGCGCAGCATCGACCGTGTGAACGGCTCCAGCTGCCCATCAGGGCTGTTTAGGTCTGGCACAGACACCGACTCACCTGGCTGCAGATACTTGAAAACACCAGGCGTAAACTCACTGACGCGCTCATTGTCATAAACCTCATCACCAAGCAGCTCGCCTTCTGGTGATTGAATGAATCCCATCAATGCGCTACTAGCACGGGCACGCACTAATTCAGCTTCCTCATAGCCCTGCAGCATGTGCAGCCGCATCAACGCCGATGCAAACCACGTCACGCCTCTGGTTTGCCCTGGTCGCTCAGGCAAGAACAAATGGATTACTTCATCAGCAGGCACCCTCAACCGTCGCCCATTGCTTCTTACGTTGCCGGCGTAGGTGTCCCCTGGGTGGTTGGCGTAGAAGTGATAAGCCTGTGGTCTTAGGTACTCATCCACCTCGATGCCCATTCGTACCGTGTTGCCGTCCGCTGCTTGCGGTACATCGTCATCAATCAGGTAGTCCGCTTCAAGCACCTGCAACGCAAACGGCACCCGGCTATCACCGAATGGTCGCTTGATCATGCGCACAAATACCTCACCGGATTCGGCCATGCTCCGCGTTAGCAGCCGTTCAATGTCATGGAAGCCAAGAATGCCGCTTACATCACAACGGTTTTTGTTGCCCCACTTCTCCCACTCCTCATGGATGCGACCGTTGATCACCTCATCCAACCGTCCACCTTGCACCATCCGCACCTGTCCCTGATGGCGGATGCCGTGACCAATTACGTTGTTCTGTATTGCACGCAGCGTTTGCTTGGCATAATCATTGTCTCGGCACACCTGACGCGCACGATTGCGTAGTGCCTTAAAGCTGGACTTGATCTCACTGTCGGCACTGGTGCCACTTGTTACCCAGTCAGCCGTCAGCCTATTCATCCTTGCGCCTTGATAGGCCCGGCGTTGTGGCTTCACTGGTTGGAAACCCATTGCCCGAAATAGCCGCGTGCGTAGACCCATCAGAACCTCACAAATAAATTGAATGGATTGCCCAGACCGTTGGCCATTAGTGCCGCTGCCTGTTCTCTCTTCACCTCAGCCTTCAGCTTTGCCTCAAGCTGCAACAGGTCGGCCACTTCCATCTTCTTCAGTCGCCTGGTGCCGATGGTGTATTCGGCCACCGCACCACCGCTCACCATTGTGCGGATCGCTAGCTGCACTGCATCAAGGTCCTGCTGCGCTTGTGTGCGCCCATCAACCGCGGTAGGAGTGCCGGCATAACTCAATGCAGCCAGCACAGTTAACTGGCCAGCGCCCAGCGTCACGGTGCTGCCAGTCTTGGTTGCGACCGCCTGCCAATACCACTGCCCAGCATTCAAATCAATACTGGTGCCAGCAGCAATCGTAAACTCCCACCCAGTCCCATAAGCGCTGCCCACCACCGTTGCGCCTTCCGTTGCCGTGTTAGTCCGCAGGTAGTAGGTCAGCGTGTAGTCAGAACTGCTGATCGCATTTCCAAGATTGTCCACGCCAGCATCGTCCCGCCACTTGATAGTGTCAGCCGCCCTGATTTGGCTAGGTATGTTCACGGCCTCACCAGTTGTTCACAAATGCAGGCGCGTTGCCTGTTCCTGATCTTAGCGGTGCCTTGCGCCGTGGCTCGTTTGGTTCCGCCAGTCGCCGCTCCATTTGATCCCAGATCGTTCGCCGGTCATGTCGTTGATAGCAACGATGCAACGCTGCATATGCATAGACCAAGCAATCCAACGCCTCGTTGCGTGCTGATGGTTTCTTTACCCACTCACGAATCGGGAACCCCCGGTGATACCGCAGCACCTGCTTCTCAGCCGTTAGCTGCTGGAAATACTCACCACCCGTCTGCGCGTGGAAGTGCAGATACCCACCACCCTGCTCGTTGTGCTTCAACCGTCCGAACAGCGTTGTCTTGATCGTGTCACTGCCAACGCTAAACACCATTGCGCCTTTCTTCAATGTCTTGCCCTTGAAGTTCACGTCTACCTTTGCGCCCTTGCCGATCGGTAGCTTGCCCCGCTGACTGGCGCCCTTGATCGCCACCGCGCCTTGCGCTTGACGCTCCCTGGCGTATTGATACACCTCCCCCGTGAAGTGACCGCCTGAGTCGATGCAGGTCACATCTGCGGAAATCATCCCGCCATTTGCGTGGACCCATTCGCGCAGCACTATCTCATCCAACTGCTTCCACAGCTCCGGTCGGCTTGGGTCGCCGTAGATCTCTTGATGATCAAGCAGCCAGCCCTCCTCTTCGCGACCCCAAGCCCACACGCTTACCGCTAGCCGGTTGTCCTGCACGTCAACGCCGATCGTGACAAGCGACGCCCCATCAGGCACCACGCCAGCCGTGTATGGCTCGCAGCGTGCCAACAAGCCATCAGCGTCCACCTTGCTTGCGTAGTCCTCCTCCCACGTCTCCGCCAGCCGCGTGTTAACAAAACTTTTCAGCATCGGCGCATCAGCTTTGGCACGCAGAAAATCGTCCACCATGTCCTCCCAACTCAGCCAGCCCAAGGGGCTGTAAAGCCCAGACAATTGAAAGCCTGCTGTCTTGCCATCGGTTGGTGCCGTCGCTCGCCACTCACCTTTGCGCAGCATCGCTGGCTTGTGGATCTCAGCGAATTGCTCCTTGCAAACCTCGCACTCATACCGCGCAGTCTTGGGGTCATTGTTCTCCCACTTCAGCTGCGCCCACTTCAACCACTGCATCGCATCACAACATGGGCACGGCACATAGAACCGCCGTTGATCGCTGCGCAAATACTCTGCTTCGATCCGGCTGAAGTCCTTCACCGTTGGCGTGCTAGTCAGCAAAATCTTGCGCCGCGCAAACGTCGTTGCTCGCTTCTCCGCCAAGCTCACCGGGTCGCCTTCGCCATCTACATCAAGCGGAAACGCATCCACCTCATCGCAAAAGATGTACCGGCACGGCGTTGACCGCAAACCAGTTGCTGAATTGGCACCTGTCAACAGCATCATTCCGCCGGGAAACTCCTTGCTAAACATCGTGTTGCCCGAGTCCCGGCTGCGGCTTGGTGCGATCTTTTCTGCCAACACTGGCGTCTCTGTAATCAGCGATTCCAATCGCTGCTTGCTCAGTCGCTTTGCCATCTCAACCGTTGGTTGCACCAGCAACATCGGACCTGGTGCGTGCGCAATTACATAACCCAACCAGTTGCTACCACTTTCGGTCTTGCCCGTCTGCGCTGCAAACATCATTACCACCCGTTGCACCTGGCTGGTAGTACTCAAGCAATCCATCGGCTCCCGGAGATATGGCGTCCTGTTGGTGCGCCATGGCCCCGGCTCTGCGCTGGCCTTACTGCCCAGCCTTCGATGCTTGTCTGCCCACTCGCTCACCGTTAGCGCTGGCTCTGGCCGCAGCCCATCCATGAATGCCGTTCGCCATACGCTCATTACTCCACCTCCTGCAGTGACACCAGTGCGTCGCGGTGTTCATCGCTCAACATCTGATGGATCACCTGCGGATCAATCTCACCAGCTAGCTGATGACTTAACCGATCAGCCAAATTGCTTAATGCTTCACGCACGCTTCGGCCAATTTGAAACGCTTGCTTCTTCACTTCATCAGCAGGCACCAACTCCTTGCGCTGCAACGCAACCTGCAGCTTGCTTAGCTCCGCTTGATAGTGCTCGCGTCTCGCGCGACTCTCATTGAGATCGGGAATTGCATCGTCCGGCAGCGCCTCAATCCGTTGCCGCAGCTCACTTGATGTCGCCGGTAACGTCAACTCGATTGGATCTGCCTCGCTCACCTTTGCGTTATGCGTTGCTTTGGTGTTCTTACGCCACAGCTCCAGCGCCATGTCGCGATCCAACCACCGCTTGCCATCCTTTTCCACCACCGCTGCAGCAATGCGGCTCTTCGTCGCTGCTGTGACGGTGCCCTTAGCGCAGCCCTTGATTGCGGCGAACTCGCTAAATGTGACCAGCACCCTGTTGTGATCTTTTATTGTTCACCATCAGCATAGTGAACTCTTGAACTCTTGAACTGGAGGGGATGCTGTGCCCATATTTCTTGCCGTGAGACTTGTTTGGGACGGTTGAGCGCTGACGCTAGAGAAAAGCCGCGCGTGCGAATTACCCACGGTGGTGTGGCCAAGAAGGACCCAAAGGCCGGGGGGGGGTGCCCCCCAGGGGGCTTTGAGCGGCTTGAAGGGGTGCTGGTGCCACAGGAGGACAACGCAGCCCGCTGAGGCACTACCGAGCCGATGCCACTGCCCTCTCCAAGCTGCTGCGTAGGTACTGACCAAAGCGACGCTGCGCCACCTTCTGGCCGATCTCACCCATAGGGAAGCGTGGCCTGTAGGTGGCGCGCTCTTGGGTAGCGATGAAGTAGGGGAACAGCTTGCCCTTACTGCGGCGATAGATGCCAGGTGGGCGGTCGCCGCCTTTGGGTGTGCCAATGAAGAAGCCACCGCGTGCATTGCCGGTCAAGCCTTTCTGGATGCGCTTGATCGTGGCAAGGCTGACGCCACCTGATGCATCACGCTTGACCAGTGACGTGGGTTGCAGCTGTGCGCCAGCGGGGATAGTGCGCGTGCCAACGATGCTGCCAAGGAACTTGCGCTCAAAGCCTTTCTGTGGACGTGTGCCACCTGCAATGCCAAAGCGCAGGTAACGGGCACGGTCACGGCCCTGCTGATCGTTGGCATAGACCGTGGCCTCCAGGTTGAGCTTGGTGCTCTTGCCTGCGAGGAAGGCGGTCTGGGTGAAGCGGTTGGGGCGATCGAAGTATTGGCGGGTCGCGCCATTGAGCGCGGTGCGGGTGTCGAAGGCGGTGCTGTTGAGCGCCTGGCTGATGGCGAACGGCAGCTGCTTGGTCATGGTGTCGGTCCACCGGATGGCCTTGGGCAGCTCTGACTTGATGTCGAGGGTGATGGTTGCCATGTGCCAAGGGTAGGGAAGCGAGGCGGGACTAGCCAGCTAATAGGAGTGAGTTAGCGAGAGCCAACCTGCCTGAGCAACTTGTTGCGCTTGCCTTCGCCCACGCCATAGCGCTCAGACCAGATGCGATGGGTGCCGTTGATGATGCACGCCCAGCCGAGGTGATCGGATTTAATCAGTTCACCAACATTGTTCTGGCCCATCACGGCAGCCATCAAAAAACCAATGCCGTGAGTAAAACCGGTGTTGTAGTCCCAGTCATCCAACCCGAAATAGTCACGATCTGATTCAACCCCGCGAATTTCAGAAAAGCCTGGACAGAAAAAGATCGGGACCGGGCCGATGCCATCCCATGTGGTCAGTGAATAATCAATGCACTGGCTGATGATTTTGGCGTTTTCTTTTCGATCACGCCTTCCAGCGTCGCGGTCGGTTGGTGCTTTGAACTCAACGCCCAACGCGATGTCAGAGCGAGACCAGGGCGACGGATCGCGCGGCTGAAGAATGGCGTCAATCCTTAGGCGCTTGCCGGTGGGATGAGTGCCCCACACCTCGGGGTAGATGCGGAAGTGCGGCTTAAGGGCGGCAAGCGCCTGATGAGCCAGCGCGGCCTCGCGGCCAGCGACTGCGACGGTCATGGTTATGAGTTCACCGGCCATGAGCGTACAGCAGAAAACCCCTACCAACGGATCGGCAGGGGCTCTCAGGAGTCGGTGAACTCGGGTCAACCGTAGCAGGGCAGTGGCCATCCACAAGGTTGCTAACTTGCCAACTTGCCCACCTTCGCCTTAGGAGCTACCCGTACCCCTACCCTCCCCTACTATTACTATATAAATACAATTTAAATAATAGGTTAGCAAGTAAGCAAGGATAGCTTTGGCCTTGAGCTGCAAGGGGTTTCAGCTTGCCAACCCCTAGGACTGAGGTTGGAAGAAAACCCACTTCTGAGAGCCGTCGATCATCTGACGGCGTTTGCGGTATCCCAGCTCTCTCAAGATGGACGCAACCTGCATCTGGTCAGATCGGGTTTGCCGCTCGACGGGTTTGATGATCGCCTCGGTCAGCAGCAGCTCGCTGGTGATCACTCGGCCATAGTTCACGGCCAGCCATCGCTGAATGGGTGCAGCCCATGGCGACTCGACCAAGTAGTTGGCGTTTTCCACCTCAACGGCACTCTGCTGTTCAATCGCCAGCTCGTTGCCTTCGCCGGCCTTGTAGGCGGCCACGGCAGCCGACCAGATGGCATCGCGCTCCAGCAGCAGGTTTGGCACGTCGATCGGCTTGGCAAGGGTGCAAGTAACAGGGATCACCCAAAAACGGCGGTTGCCGGTTTCGTCCACTAGGAAGCCGCTGTCGCGGTTGGTGGAACCAACGATGATGCAGCGCCTGGGGAATGCCTCAGTGGCCTTGCCGTATGGCACGCGGAACATGTCGGTGCATTGCGACAGAAACGCCTTGACCTGGCCGGCGTGTTTCTTGCCAGTGATGTGATCCAGTTCAGCCCACTCCATGATCCAACTGCGATGGAGCACCATCAAGTCGTCTTTGGAGCCGATGTCGCGCAGTGCATCAGAAAAGAACGGCCCGCCAAGTGCGCCCCAGAATGATGACTTTCGGGCGCCTTGATCACCCATCAGCACGCAGGCATAGTCGTGCTTGCAACCGGGCTCAAAAATGCGCCGAACGGCCCCGATCAGGGTCTTCTTGATCATGTGGTCGTAGAGCGTGGGCTCCGGCAAATCGGCATCACATGGGCGCAGATAGGTGGATGCAAGCCGGTCGATGTAAGTGGGCTGGACCTGCGCAGCGACGTGATCGAGGTAGAGCTGCACGGGGTCGTAAGGGTTTTCGTGCGCCACCTCCACTAGGCAATCAAGGGACATTTCCTTGGAGACCTTGTAGCCGATCTCTGCCAGCTGGAGGTAGAAGCGCTCGACGCCCTCGGCCACATCGCCGCGGATCTCGATCTGCTGGGTGAAGACGTTGTAACGGAAACGGGGTGCGCCATCGGGATCGGATGCGCGGAGCATAGTGAGCAGCTCCTTGGCCTCAAGCTTCTGGGGCTTGTCGCCAAGTGGCGGTGATGGCTGAGGAGTGGCCTGATCGGTGCGCTTGGGCTTGGGGTTTGCTGTGGTGGCAACAGGTTGGAGCTGGCGCTGCTTGGGCTGCCAGCCGTCATCCTTGGCAAGGTTGCATAGGTGGCGCACGTCGCGCTTGCCGTCCGCCTTAAACGATCGCCAGTGATAGGCGCAGCCGTTGGCGTCGTACTTTGGAGATTGACGGCTCCAGCCATCCCAGTCGCTAAGCATGTGATCGCCAATGCTGTGAAGGCACTGGCCCACTTCGATCCACTCGTCGTAGTCGTCGGCGCGGGATGAGCTGAGCGCATCGAGCCAGATCCGCGCCCAGTCTTCATCGGTGCGATCAGATTCGCGTGAAGCGGGTGGCGGTAGCAGCGGCATGGTTTCAGCTGGCTGCTGGGGCAGCATCTGCTCAATCAAGGCAATGGGTGCCTCGGCCAAGGGCAGGTCATCGGGTGATCGGCCTTTGAGCCAGCGATAGGCTCCCGTGGTGGGATGTACGCCTGCAACAACGGATTGGCAGCCGGTCCAGCGCAACTCCAGCTGCTCCTGCTTGCCTTCCTCGTCGTGCTTGCCGGTCTTAAACTTGCGGGTCTTGATGGTTTCCCAGTATTGGGCGGGCACCTGATAGATGATCTGCAGGCGCCCGGTGCGACCGGAGGTGACGGCCCAGGACTTAGGAAGATCGCGCAGAGGCACGCCGAGCTTGTCGAGTATTTCACCGGCTGAAATGCCATCGTGGTCAACGAACAGCAGACCACCGGACTGCGGCCCGGCGATGACGCCAATGGCAACGGCACGCCCGGCCGTGATTTCAGCAGTGAGCTGGTCCTTGGTGAGAGGGCTCTTCTGCCATTCGGACTGATAGGGGCGTTTGCCTTGACCTACGGCGACGTAGCCCCAGTCATCGGGCAGCTGAGCAAGGTGGTCGGTGAGCATGAGCGATCCGTTGAGCCATCAGAGTGTGCTGGGAAGTTAGCAAGGTTGGCAATCCGCTGTGACAATCTGCAACGCATCCGGCACCGATCGAGCGATGCCAGCGATCCCACCAGCGCCCTGAACCACTGATAGCCACGCCTGCTGCTCGGGTCTAGTGCGGCCGGTAGGCGTTTTCACCTCGATGCTGGTGAACACGGCCAGCCGCTGCCCAACCATGTCGGGGGTGATCACCACGGTGCGCCAACCAATTAGATCAGCGCTGCCGCGTGCTAGGCCGAATGTGACAAGCCGGCCGGTGCGTGGATCAGGCAAGCTGCCGACCTGGTTGCGAAACAGCCGAGCATCAGGCCGCGTGCCAAGCGCTAGGCGGATCTGCTGTTGGAGGGTGGTTTCGGCGTTGGCCATCAAAGCAGCATCATCTGCTGCATGATCGCAGGCAGCTCCGGTACACCCCACTGTTCGCCCATGGCCTCGGCGATGCCTTCAAAGGTGCGGCTGCGCTCCTTCCAGCGGTTGGGACTGGGCGGCATCATGTGGACGCGTGGCTCGCGGCCCTCTACGACATCGGTGGACTTAAGGCGCGGCAGGTTGTGGAGCCAGAGGCATGTGGCCTTCGTCTCACCGTGGCCAAACTGCCATGGCTGGATGATCTGATCGGGCGGCCGGATGGCAGAGCTGATAATGCTGACGGGGTTCTCGATGCACCAGCGCTCGATAGGTGCCGCCATGAGCAGCCGCACGAACTCAAGCGCCTCGGCCTGCTCGCGCTGCTTGCGGTGGAAGTGGCGCGATCCGCTCACGGCTAGATGGGTGCATGGCGGGTGAGCAATCATCAGATCCCAGCCTTTTGCCAGCACCTCCTCGACAGGCGCCTGATAGTGCCAGCTGGGGTCGGCTTCGCATTCGAGCAGGTCGCAGCTCCATGCGTCGTGGCCTCGGCGCCTGAAGGCGTCACGCACGCGGCCGCTGTATTCGCAGGCAATAAGAACGCGCATCATCCGGCGGACTTTTGCTGTCGGGCAAAGTAAACGTGCTTGGCCCAGCCCACCGGGTTCTTCATGCCACGGGCTTGACCGACGGCGATGAGCTGCTGGAGGGTGTGCGCCTTTTTGCGCTCGGTTACACGTTGCTGGACGGCTTCGCGCTTCAGTTCTTGTAGGTCACCATCTTGCTGGCGGATGACTCGCGCTGGAGGTGCGCAGGCTGCTCCACAGGACGGGCAGATCGACGCCGGCTTGAACGCTGCAAAGCATTCAGGGCATGTGCGCACGGTGGGTGCTTGTACGTCTGTTGTCCGTACACGCGCCACCCGATCATCCAGTGACCACTCGCGGTGATCATCAGGAAAGCCATGGCGATGCACGTTGCCGACGTGATCGAGGATGATTGCCGCGGCCTTGCCTGTTGCAGGGCGTAGCACGCGGCCAATCTGCTGTAGGTAAAGCCCAAGGGATTGGGTAGGGCGAAGGAGGATGGCTACCGCAGCACTTGGGCAGTCAAAGCCCTCGGATACCACGTCAACGGTGACAAGCACATCAATGAAGCCTGCAGCAAAACGAGCCACTAGGTCATCGCGGTCGGTTGTATTGCCTAGGAGAGTGGCTGAGCAAATACCTGCAACCTTGAAGGCATGGCAGACATGCTCAGCGTGCTTGACGTTGCAGCAGAAGGCGATGGCGGCTTGGCCTGCACCGATGCGTTGGTAATGGCTGATTGCGTCACCCGTGACGGTGGGTCGATCCATGCGATCGGCAGCTTCATCGATGGCGTAATCACCAGCGCGGCGATGGATGCCGGTGAGATCTGCTACTGGCGGCGGGGCATAGATGCGTGCCGGGCTGAGGTAGCCGGTAGCTATCAACTCAGCGGTGGATGGCCCGAGCACTAGATGATCGAACATGGAGCCGAGGCCGCGGCCGTCTTGGCGTACGGGTGTTGCTGTGACGCCGAGCAGCAGGCTATTAGGCCAGTGATCGATGATTCGACCCCAGGTGTTGCCAGCGACGGCGTGGTGTGCTTCATCGATGATTATCAGATCAGGTGATGCAGCGCGATCAAGGCGACGGATAAGCGTTTGCACCGATGCCACTTGCACTGATGCGTTTGCAGGAGTGATACCTGCTGCGATGACGCCATGATCAACACCGATAGCTGCCAGTTTTGCGCTGGCTTGATGGATCAGCTCACGGCGATGGACAAGGATCAACACCTGCCGGCCACGGGCTGCTGCTGCCTGGGTGATGGCAGCAAAGACCACGGTTTTGCCCATGCCGGTGGGCGCCACCAGCAGGGGTGCTGCTGACCCGTTGCGATAGGCCATGCGTAGATCGCTGATGGCTTGCTGTTGATAGGGTCGAAGTTGCACAATGCGCGTCGATGCCATAGGATGATAGCTCCTGCACCCAGCAATGGACAACGCCGACTATCACGCCCACCCAGCGATCAGCAAAAGCCATCTTGACCAGGTGGCCCGCAGCCCGCTGCATTACTGGGCGCGCTACCTAGATCCAAACCGGGTAATCCCGGAACCAACTCCAGCTATGGCCATCGGTTCAGCCGTACATACGCATGTGCTGGAGCTTGACCAATGGGATGCTCGTTACGTCAGCGCACCTGATGGCATCGATCGCCGCACCAAGATGGGCAAGGCCGAGTGGGAGGTGTTCACCACCGCCTCAACGGGTCGCACGGTGCTGAGCCGCGCTGATGCCGAGTTGGTGATGCAGATGGGTCATGCGGTCTACAGCCACCCGGCTGCTGCGATGTTGCTTGGCTTGCCAGGTAAGGCTGAAACCACGCACATGTGGACCGATGCAGCGACGGGGCTGCAATGCAAGTGCCGACCGGATTGGTTGACTGATGACGGCCGGCTGCTGGTTGATTTGAAGACCACCGAGGATGCCAGCCCGCGAGGCTTCGCCAAGTCGATCGCGCAATGGCGCTATCAGGTCCAAGCCGCTTGGTATATGGACGGAGTTGAGCAAGCCACCGGCACGCGGCCTGAGCAGTTCCTGTTCGTGTGTGTTGAGAAAAAAGCCCCTTACGCGGTGGCCGTCTATGCGGCAGATGCGGAGATGATTGCTGCCGGTGCGCAGACTGCTGCGCGTGATCTGGATGTGCTGGCCACCTGCAAGGCTGCCAATGCATGGCCTGGTTACAGCGATCAGATTGAACCGATCAGCCTGCCGCCATGGATGCGGCCGCGACCTGATGGATCACTACCTACACCCACCGAGATCGAGACTTACTGATGACCGACCAAAGCACAGCACTGACAACGACACAGCCGGCGGGGGTTTTCTCCGGCATTCAGGCCTTTGAAGATGCGCAGCGAATCGCCAAGGCCTTGGCCAGCAGCACGCTGATTCCGCAGCAGTTCCAGGGGCAGGCGGGTTACGCCAACTGCTTGGTGGCGCTGAACATCAGCCGGCGGATGGGCATGGACCCGCTAATGGTTATGCAGAACCTAAACATTATCCATGGCCGCCCTAGCTGGAGCAGCCAGTTCATTATTGGCCTGGTCAACGGCTGCGGCAGGTTCAGCCCGTTGCGCTACGACATCAGCGGCAAGGGTGACACGCTGGCCTGCACGGCTGTTGCCACCGAGTTGCGGACTGGCGAGGAGCTGCGCGGCCCTGAGGTGACGATGGCAATGGCCAAGCGTGAAGGGTGGGCAACCAAAAGCGGCAGCAAGTGGATCACAATGCCCGACCTAATGATCCGCTACCGGGCCGCAGCATTCTGGGGGCGCCTTTACATCCCGGAGCTGCTGGTGGGCATTCAAACCCAGGAGGAAGTGATTGATGTGGAACAGGTCACGGTGATGACTGAACCAACAGCAGCCGCCAGTTTGGATGATCTGAATGCCAAGATCACTACGCCAGAGGTAGCGGTTGAACCAGACGATGACATCTTCTGAGTTTTTGACAGATCAGCAACTAGCAGCGCGATGGCAAATCCATCGTCAGACCTTGCTGCGATGGCGCCGGCAATCAACCGGCCCAGCTTATGTGCGCATTGAAGGGCGCGTGCTCTATCCCCTGGCCGAGGTGGAGCAATACGAAAAGGCCAACACCATTACCCACAACCAAC